GGGCATAACAACCAAAGGGTTCAATATCAGATACCAACGTTGCCCCCTCATCACTAAAGATGCTATAATTTCTGACAATTCTTTCAAATTCAGCGGGAACATCTTTGGATACATTACCAAGCGTTTTGGCTAAATGTGTTTTTCCCACTCCAGTATCGGCATGAACGATTACGAATTTCTTACCGTTTTCAAATGCTTTTTCAATGGCATTGAGAGCTTTGGCTTGTTTGTCACGGGGATTGAATCCCTCTGGAAAGTTTAAGATTAAGTTATTCATTTACAATTATTTCGATTTAATTTCAAAGGGACCATACCACACACCATTATATTTTTCAACGTTCCTATATTGTTCTTCAACAACGCTAAAAACTTCTTTTTTTAAGATGGGTGAAAATCTTTTTTCGATGGTGTATATTTTAACAATGTTTGCAAATTCTTCATTTGTTCCTACAGACTTTTTATATGATTCATGTTGTCGAGTATGGTTTCCATAAAAAATATAAACACCATCCTCCCGTGGTATCCCACTAATTTTTTTCAAATTTAATTTATTTATTTCTTTAGACCAATAACCGGACATACCAACACAATTTCTATATCTATACGCAGGTATAGCAAAATATTTATTATTATTTGGGTTATATTTTAACTTTTCTTTATCAGAAGCATATTGCAACGGTTCATGTTCAATCACCTCAAATACATGCACTTTACCATATAAAGAATCACAGTGTAAAAACCATCCCTCTTCTTTTGGTGGTGGTGATAAGATTTCAATTTCTTGCATATGGGTATGATACCCTACCACCACCAAATGTCAACCCGTGATCACGTAGAGATAATTATCGAAGAATTTGGAGGCTTCCGATTTGTTCAGCATCCGCATTTTCCAGTATGTCTCTTCCGTTCGGGGACAAAATGCACTTAAAGCGTAATCGAAAATAAATCCCCCCTCCGTGAGCTTGATGTCATAAGGATAGGAGATTTCCCATTCCTTGACTTCCCCTCCTTCTTCGATTTTGAATTTTACGAAATTCTGTTTCGTGTTGAACATTTGTATTTTACCCTCCCTGATGGTTCGGGAGTTTAACACAAATTTCACATCACGGAAAATCAATTGTTTTAGATGTTCTTCAATTTTAATCATTTTGGAAAGGGGTCAAGGTTTAATTCGATGTCCATATACCTAAGCTTTTCGTTGGGACTCATGGGGTATATTTTTTCATTAAAGAACGGCCAGAACGTATCATCCGCTGGCATTTGTTGAACGAGGTAACACATGTCCATTGATATATTTCTATATGATTGCATGAAAATATCCCATGCTACCACGATATTATGTTTACGTTCGTTGATTTTCTTGGGTTCCAGAGAACCTTGATAATTTAATGTCGTCTTCCCATTAAAAGATCGCAGAATCTCCATGCTATTGGTGCATAACATCTGGCGAATCTCCGGTCTTTCGGGGGCGCGTTCCGGTCTTCTACGGACGATCATCAAATCACAGATATTGCTTTTCAGCAAACGCTGTAACTCAGTCCGTTTTATCAGTCTCATTCACTTCACAAACGCCAAACATGCGTTGCTCATTCAAGAACAGTCCGTTCTTCACTTTTCCGTAGCCTTTGACTTCCAGATTACTCACACCACTTCCCATTCCACTGGGAAACACCACAATCTCCCCAACTTCCGTGAAGAGAACATTCGGTCCTTTTAGAATTACCTTACCCTTGCGCCACATCTTATCCACGTTTGCAACTGGAATCAGAAGACTTCCACGTTGAACAAAATCACCTGATTGTTCAGTTCCTTGAGCAAGATCACAATATTCGACGAGCATCACATCGTCCATCAGACGGGAGAGGATATAATCATCCATTCCAAAGTCAGTGGGGAGGTTGGGATCGTTTAGATCAATGTGAGATTTTTGTGGTGCTAACTTATCAATGGATACTGTCATGGGAATATTTAGAAAATATTTTCTATTGTCAAATACTTTTTTTCAAGTAAATATGTTTGTATGAATGATAAAAAAATACCCATTTCTTGTAAATGTATCACATATGGTAGGGTGGACTTGCTTGAGGAGTCCCTATATAGCTTTTTAAATCAGGAATATGATGGAGAGCGAGAGATGGTAATCGTGAATGATTATCCCGAACAAATACTACATTTTGATCATCCAGACGTTAAAATTTTTAATTTGAATAAAACATTTGAAACAATTGGTGAAAAGGAAAACTTCGCAGTTGAAAATTGTAAATATGATACAATAGCTGTTTGGGATGACGACGACATCGCATTACCAAATCATTTGAGCAATATTAATAAATATTTTCCCGAATATGATCTACTTCATTGGCAAAATGGAGCAGCAGTAAATTATCAAAAACTAGATAATTTACACGGGTTGGGTAATTCCGGCATTGTATATACCAAGAAAATGTGGGAAAAATCTGGTAAACACCCTCTAGAAAATGCTGGGTATGATATGTCATTCGTGATGAAAATGAAAAGAGAGTATGAGTGTAAGGTTATAAACGCACATCCACCTGATGAAGAGGTGTCGTGGATGTATCTATGGGGTGGACGAAGCTATCATATGTCTGGATTGGGAGCCGATATACCAGATCGAGATAATGTCATTGTCAGACATTCTAAACACATAGAATCTTTAAAAAATAAAGGGGAAATTCCTATTGGGGATATTGAATTAGTTCCAAAGTGGGGAATCGACTACAAACAATTACTTATCGATTATATAAAAAATGATACTAATTGATTTTATTCATATACCAAAAAATTGAAAATGTGAATGTGTATGATCATGGATATGATCCCATGCGGTTGAATCCTGAAAATTCCATGTTTATCTTGAGAAATCCGATAGATAGGTTTATATCAGCATTTTATTATTCAGAATTGTATCCGAATTGTGAACTGATATAATCAATTATTTCGCAATGACTGAGCGTACACGCATATGCTCCTCTTTTAATATTGAGGGATTTTATCCAACTGTTCATGATCTATTGCTGAAAATCTCTCAACATTTATTCCGAATTTTTGAAATTGTTCGGAAGCGTGTTCCCAACGATCAGGTCGTCTATCTAAATTTATACAATAAATTTTTTTAAAAAAATTATTTAAAGCATTCATTCTATTTTTCTTTTTCTAGATACATAATTAATTCTTTTCCGTTTCAGTTTGGGTATCACGTTTTCAAAAAATCGAAATTGTTCTTCATCCGTTTCAAAAATCTGACTATACTTATTTACCGTCTCATTGGCATAATTCAACAGATCGTCATCATAGAAACTCAGATAACGTGTCACCATGTAGGGGGAGAATTCTTCCAACAGTTCGTTGGTCATCTCTCCTTTCTTATCAAAGATAATATGATTTATGGTGTTAAACATAAGCGATTATTGATGATGTTTAGATATTCCTCACTGATCTCACTGCCCACAAAATTTCTATTATTTTTCATAGCCATTTTAGCAGTAGTCCCACTTCCCATGAACGGATCATACACCAAATCGCCTTCATTTGACCAACTTAAAATGTGATCTTCCGCTAATTTTTCGGGAAAGATTGCAGGATGTTTGTATGCAATTTTATCATCCGACCCATAACCACCTCCTTGTGTATATTTCCAAATGTTACGCCGGATACCGAATTCAGGAGCGATCTTACTCTCATATTTCTCACCCATAGTCCCATCAGCTTGTCTGCGTTGACGAGTCTTACCCCAACGTTCTCTCCATTTATTCGGTCTATCGCAAATAGGATTGAATGTTTTAACTTTATCTTTGGACAAAACAAACATATATTCAAATGCGGGATAATACCTATTTCTCACTGGCGAGACACCACTCTTCTCATAAATGATGACATCATGTAATTTGAAGCCAATTTCTTTAAAATAAAGAGCTTGACGAAAACTTGTTCCAGATTTATCACCATCTTTAGTCTGATCACCAACTACCCAAACAACAACTCCACCTTTTTTAGTGACTTTGAAAAGCCCTTTGGCAACTTTTTCAAAGTCAAAAGAATAACCATTATAAGTTCTCAATCCATCATATGGAGGACTGGTAACAGTTAAATCAATGGATTCTTCTGGCATCCTATCCATAGTATCCAGACAATTTTCATTATATATTTTATTAATTTCAAACATCGTGTAGTATCATATCCTCTCTGTAAATGTCTCCATGTTCTCTACCATCAGCAAACCATTTGGATGGAAAGTAACAAGTCTTCCCCCCAATTAAGGATGCCCACCAAGAGAACGTGGAATTGCTTCCCACTATATTATCACAGTAGCTCATCATGACAAGCTCTTTCACATCAGAATCGGTTTCAACCAAGGTGTAATTAAACATATTAAATTCTTTTTTAACGTGTTCAGGAGAATCCGTAAACATATAAATTTTAGTTCCCTTTATCATTTCGGGAGCAAAGATATTGAAAAAGTAATCAAAATATTCTTTATTACAAACATAATGAATATTTGGATATTTCAAATAATCCCCCCTTCTTACATGGAACGCCACTCTGATTATGGGAATACTGGGAGGTGGATTATTATCCCCGAAATTCAATAACGATATAAATTCATCCTTAAATTCCTCAAAATATTTCAAAGATTGGAAATATCCATGAAGAGAAACACTTCCATGATGAAAAGGTAATTCATCGTAATTGAATCTTTTTTCATCAATTGAAATGATGTCCCCAGTAACTGGTAGAGAACCATATTCAAAATTCTTGAAGATATTATCTTTATACGATAAGACGCTATTACCTTGACCAGCGTTCCAATTATCGGGAACGATGATCAGCTTCTTGTCATGCTTTTTAGCATAAGCGTATCCCGCAGCAATGATAAATAGTTGGTTTCCCAAACCACCAATTGGATGCACGTAGCAATTATTCATGGGAGCATCTTACCATTCCAAGAAAGGATGTCAAGGTGCTGAAAAATACAAAAACGGACACTTTCCGTCTGTTTTTTAATATCCTAGCAATCTCTTACGGCGGGTATTAGGTGTGGATACTGAGAAAGTCTCAGAGAACGCTGACACGGGAACGGTAGTAACCGAACTAAGGAATGGGAAAACAGAATAGGAATTATCCGTATTGACCAATGCCATTGTAGTAAGGTGAAGGGAAGCAGGAATGTTGAACACCGATCCCAGAACATTCACCGTGACGCTTGGGAAATTTGCAAGGGAGAATGAGGATGCAGTATTAACTGTGGTTCCCACGAAGAAATCAACGGGGGAGAAAGTAAGTCCTACTTCAGTGGTGGAGAGGGATACGACTCCAACTTGGCGGCTTGTTACTACAACATTGGCACCAGATAGATAGGTGACACCTGTGGCGGATAGGGAGGTGTTGGTAAGGTTTGGGGTTCCGGTTTTTGCAGCGGAAAGGAGGACGGTTTGGAACGTGTATAGGCTCATAATAATATTTAGTAATTTGGGATGAATTTTAGAAATAACCATTCAATCTAAGACGTAAAAATTCACCGTCAATGAAATTATTAATTCTATATGTATTTATTTTTAAATATAACCCAAATGCCTTAGTCTCAAATGATCACCATCAACAAAATTGGTCGAATTAAAATGTGTAATACCTGCTGATAAAGAAGATACAAAACTAAATAACGTTGCCAATCTTTTAGTTGGCGTTTTTCTATAATTTAACAAGAACAATTCTCCATCATACGCATGATCAATGTTGAACTTACTACTTAGCACAGTAACATTTGTATATACATTGGTTAAAGGATTTTTAATATTAAAAGAAAGACCAACGTGATCATTAACTAAATTTAGTATGTGAACGCCGTGTGCTGAAAGTAAAGATGTATGTGGAAATATCATAATATTATTATTTGGTGATTTTTGAATATTTATTTAAAATCCTAACACAGAGTTTTTAAATGGTGGAAGC